GTCTTGACATCTTTCCAGTCTTCTTTGAACCAACGCTTTAGTGCAGCACCTTTTTTTGTTTTCCGAACAGCCATTAGCCCAACCTTGTAACTTTACGACGATCAGTCATTACGCTGCCACACCCATTCGCAATAGCTTCTCCACCATTCAACATGCGTCGAACTGGACGTTTGCGATACTCATTCGACGGCATTATCTCGCCACCCATAGCTTTTTTCACAGGCTTTTTCTTACTGTTACCCCAGTTCTTTGCGCCAACTTTACGACACTTGGCGATTGCCCCGCTTGCGTATGCGCTTGGGAATACTTTGTACCTTGCTTTTACTTTTTTGTAACACGCGTCTTTTGGCATTTTTCTTCACCTTTTTCTTCATGGGCGGCTTAGTCACCTGTTGGGACATTTGAGAACGACCAATTGCCATTACTTAGAAAGCCCCAACAAAGCTTCTATAAGCATATCGCTGTTCATAAAGCTCGCAACTAGAAGCGCACCAACGATCATCCATTTTGCTTGAAACAAAGTAACTTTTACTTCTTTCATATCGTCCTTTAACCTATCGACGCTGTTTACCAAATGATCTTGTTGAGTTTGAAACTTTACCAATTCCAACTCTAAGTCGTGAACACTTTTGTCGGCCATCAGCATTTCCAACGCTTTCTAGCTTGCCTTAATCGGCTATTTGGATCTTTTGCTGCTTTTGGAAACTTTTTCATTTGACCAGCGGAACGTGCGCAATAAGACTTACGGCGCTTTGCTGCGACGCTTCCCTTTTTAACCTTGCCAGTTACAGCAGTTTTTAGCTTAGAACCGGGATTTGCTTTTTTATACGCCGCAACGCCCTTTTTAGTCATGCCTGCACCAGATTTGGTCTTACGGTAATTACCGCCCTTACCAGTGGTTTTGCGTATTGGATTTTCTTTCTTGCGAGCCATGTTACCTCTGCACAAACAAAGTCAGCGTTACATCGGATGGAATTGCACCCCAAAGTCCGTTTTCAAAAATTATTCCATCACCCGGAATTTCCATTCCAAAAACGCCTTTTCCAGACTCATCTAACTCTAAAACAACAGTTCCAGACGCGGCAGAAGCATTATCATAAATAAGTGCCTGATCTGTCGCGCCTGTATCATGGTTTATAATAAAGCCCATTAAACGACCACGACCTGAAGCAAACAATCCAGAGTCGTGTCTGTGAACCGCCTTGACTTCATTTCCAGCCATTTTGACTCCTTATGACAAAAAGATTGTCAAATCGTTATTGGCACCAGTAAAAGCACTTACATATGCTCCACCCGTCGCCAAAACTCCATCGTCAGGAATGTTTAAAACGTGCATTCCCACAGGAAACGGTTGTTCAATTAACGTCTCTCCTGAGTTAGAGCCATTTTTTATTGTAAAACTGCCAGCGGTTTCCGCGTACATTACAACTTGTCGAATGCGAGAGCGTTCAGGCCCAACAACAGCGGCTGTTGTGCCTTGAGGCCAAGCATAAGCCTTTACTGGTCCTGCCATTATAGCCTCCTATTAAGATAGTGCAGCGCCAACAGCAGTAACCCAAGCCGCGCCTGTATTTATAACGATACAGTATTCGTCGTTGCCTGCGCCGTTGTCGCTAACCATGTAAGCTGTACCAACAGCAACATCGCCAAAAGCTGGCAAGTTAGCAGTTGTAACTACGGGGATTTGGAAACCGTTGTTAGAACGAACGGGTCCTGAAAAAGTCGATAGAGCCATCTGAATCTCCTGTCGTGGCTAAAGTCAGCCGCACCATGCGACTGTCAGGGATATTTACATGATACAGATGTTTTTTAAAAAAAGAAAGGGGCCACCGAAGCAGCCCCTACCTTAATTAAGTTCTAACCGGATTAGGCTCCGGGTGAACCAAATACAGCGCGTGGATCGGAATAGCCGAAGCTATAACGCTCACGAGCTTTGAAGCGCATGTTGCCTGTGTCGAAATCAGCTTCCATGTTTGTACGCATTGGTGAGCGTTCAAAATGTTTAAAGCCGTTTGGAGCATCAGTTTTAATGAACCAAGCGTCTGGGTCTGTCAAGAAATGGTTAACACTGTAACCTTCAGGAAGCATACCCATGTTGCGAACTGCGTTGATATCATTATCAGCAGTTCCAACGCGAAGAGTTGATTCCAACAAACGATCTGCAACGAATTGCAGTTGTGGTGGAATAATCATCTTCATGCCGCGAAGAGCAATGATCATGTTACGCTCGTCAACGAACGTCGAAATATCAATGAGAGCATTCTCAAGAGAAGTTTCGTTTAGATCAGACGCTACTGCTGGCTCGTTGCGGAAGGTTCCGCCACCAGCAAGAGGGTGTGCCGCTGAACAAAGTTCAACACCGTCACCACCAGTAAAGTTTGCATCAAACGCATTGTTAAGCGTTGCAGCAGCTTTAACTTGCTTAGTGTGAGCCATAGAGCGTGCCAAAGCACGAGTATAACGAGCGCCAAGGCGGTCATACAAGTTGTCTTCAACAGCTTCTTCAGTAAGTGCAAATGCAAGTGCAACTGTTTCGTGTGAGTAACGAGCAGTGTATGCTTCATTTGCATTGTCAAACTCAACGCCAGCACCTTCTGATTTTGAAGGTGCATTGCCAAATCCGACGAGCATAACTTCCTCTTCAAACGCACGGTCTGAAGACTCGGTTTCGTAGATCGCAGCATGTTCGTTTTCGTAACGATCATACTCCATGCCGAACAAAGCGTTGAGGCCCGGTTCTAGCTCTTTGACCAGTTGTGAACGTGAAATAGCCATAACTCAGTCTCCTTATGCCAGACCCGCAGTGCCAGCACTGAACAGGTGGTTGTTAATTTTTACGACCACATTAGTGTTCGCGGCGGAAACATCGCTATTCTCAGGATCTTGAGAAATGTCGATAGCTTTGAGTGGCAAGCCAGCGGTAGTAGCACCTGTGCTAACAGCAATCTCAGTACGAGAGTTGCCGCTTGCAGTGCTTCCTGCCGTTGCGTCTACGATATCAAAATTGCCAAACAAATCTGCTACAGGGAATGCAGCGTTAGCTTGGATTTCGAAAGTTGCCGCTGGGTCATCAACAACATTTGCAAAAATGTCAGTCCCAGTTGCGGAAGCAGGCCAGTAGTTTGAGTAGATAATGTTGCCATTAGGATCTACATATGAACAGCCATTAAATACGCCCAAAATCAGAGCAGTACCACCAGCGGGAGCACGAGTAATTGTTCCATCTGTAGCGACAAGAACTAAGTCACCTTGGAAAATACCAGTACCGTACCCGGAGGCAATACGATAACGATTTTGCCGCTGCGAGCTTGTGCTCGTGCGGACAGGACGAAGGCCGAAAGGGGCGTCTTGATTCGCCATTTTACTTATCCTTCAGTTTTACTCCGAGAACCAAAGCTCACGGATGATTTGCGTTGCGCTGCCAGTTTAGGCATCGCCGGGTTATTTTCGCGCATCCAGTCACGGTCAACGGCTTCCATTTGGTTATTGGTAACACCTTGATAGTGATGATTTCTCTGATCTGCCATTTCGTTGGGGATACGCGCCAATACTAAACCGCCAACACCAATGATGCCTGCGTTGCGTCCCTCATCTACTACTGGTCCAAACCACTCTGGATATTCCTCTGCACGAACGAGTTCATATCCCTCTTGCCGCCGTTTATGGACGTTTGTCTTGTCATCAAATTCCATCACAGATTCACGAATCCAACGATGTTTGTATCCAAGCGGAGCCTCTGGAGCATCTAATGCTGAACCGGGACGCCATACTTTGCGCTCTTCGAGCTCCCGCGATTTTGACTCGCGTGACGATCTATCAGTCATATCAATTTCTCCGATTTGCGATTTTGGCAACTTCAGCAGCATATTTGTCCAGAGGTATGTTTAACTTCTGTGCTAAAGCGACTTGACCCGCATTAAGTTCTACTTGTTTTTTCCGCCCAGATTTAGGGGTGCGATTTCCGCTACCCGCAGGTGTGACAGCTTGGACGTTCTTTCTGTCAGCCTGAAACTTGTTTGGCATTTCTCGACGCATACGCCTGTCGATCTCTGCATAATAATCGTCACTGGTGGGATCGAAACCCTCTTCCGCAACTAATGTATTGTGAATTGCTCTAGCCGCACCAGTCATAACTTTGTCACCGTTAGGACCAAACCAAGTGTTTTTCTCCATCCAAGATTCTAACTTTAAATCTCGAACTGGAGCTTGGCGCTGTTGTGGCTGTTGTGGAGCCTGAGCCTGTTGTTGAGCCTGTTGCTGTTGCTGCGCAGAACGCTGTTTCTGCATTCGCAAACGCTCTTTTTCAATTGCTATTTGAGAAATTGCAGCTTGAGCTTCGGCAACTTTTTCGTACTCTCCAGCCTCATAGGCTTCAGTCATAGCACGCTTGGCTTGAGCT